GACCGAACGGTCGGCCACCGTGCCGGACTGTTCGAATCCTCCGGACAAGCCGGCACGGAATACGGCATAATAGACGAAGTCGGGGATGTCTGCCGGCGGATAAGTCCATTCAAGGGTGATGGAAGCGGCGGTCCTGCCGGAGACGGACAGGCCGCGGGGGGCGGGAATCAGCGTCCGGGTGCGGACACTCGTATAGTCGCTGAGCGTCCCTTGCTTGTCCCCGTTTATCGGGCGGATTTTAAAATAATAGACCGTGTCTTCCTTGAGTCCCGATACAAGCGCGCGGTTGTCCACACCGGCGGTGACGGTCTTCAGGGGGGAATACCCCGTCTCGGGAAGGGAAGACACGAATATCTCGTAACCGGTATCCTCAGGGTTGGTATTGTTCCACCACAATTCAATGGAACTTTCATTGACAGCCACGGAGCTCAGGTCCGTAACCGCGCTGTTGAAATCGGGGTCGGGAACGGCGTCAAAGAAGTAGTACTCGGGAAACTCGGAGACGTTCGTCCGGATCATGCCGCGTACCGCCCGCATGAGGGTCTCGTCGCCGTTGCACCCGTGCCGGCCCTCGTCCGTGAACTCGATATAGTCGCACACGGCGTCCACCTGCCTCCATACCAGGCGGTTGTTGCCGCGCACGAACCAGACGACATTGCCGTCCTCGTCCACCTGGGGTTCAGTCTGCCACAGCTCCCGGTCCGTCTCATAGCTTGAAGCGCCAAGCGTATTTCCCCTGGAAGAGGGCTTGGCACACACGGGACCTACAATCGGGAAATAGGGATTCTCCGCCGGGGTAGGTATGACCGTCACCTCGTCGCCCTCCACGGGCGCGTCCGGATAGTCGGCGGGCGCGCCGGAGTAGGAAGGTATGTCGTTGATGGTGTTGATGACCGGATTGACAACCCGCCACGCCCCGCCGGTGTATCTTTCCTTGCGGGCTGCCGGCAGACCGGTCCTCAACTTGTCCGTACCCAGGGAGGAAGGCACGTCACGGGGGTTCGGTATCTCCGGGACATAGGTAGTCACGCGGGTATAGGAGGACACGCCTTCGGGAAGAGGTATCTCCACGCCGGCAACCCCGGTATTACGGCTGTCATTCAGGTATACGACATACGCCCCCTTGCCGTCCCCGTCCTTCTTCTTGAAGCAGGCGACCACGATACGCGCGTCCTGCCCGACGGACTTGAAGCCCGTGAACACATACCCCTTCAGGCGGGTACGCATCGTCGCCACCCACCAGTAAGCGCGTGTTATGGGATAGGCGCCGTTGTCCAGGATGTTCCCGAACAGCCCGGTCGTGTCGAACGCGCTCCGGGGGGCGGTCGCCTCATACGCCTTGACGGCTTCGGTCTTGGCCCCGGGCGTGGTATCGGCGCAGTCGTTCCAATGGAACATCTCAAAGCCGGCTCCGGCCCGGTTCACGTTGAAGTATTCCATGTCGCATTCCGTAGAAAAGTAGTTGATGAAGTCAATGCCGATACCCATCATCTGGACGCATTCACGGACGATCCAAGCCCCCTTGACGTCGGAACGGTGACGGTCCGGGACCAGCCAGTCGCCGACATAGCATCCCGGCTGGCTGTAGCACTGGTACTTGCTCTTGCTTTCGCGCGCGCCGGCCTCGCCCCAGCCGGTTTCGGTGACGGCCACTTCCTTGTCGGGGGCATACCGGTCGCGAAGCTCGATGATATCCAGGACATTCCGGCCTTCCACGCCCTGGATGGCCTGCTCGAAAGGAATGCCGTACTGTACGGGCAGGGAACTGTTCCCCTGCTCGCCGATATTGGAGCAATACATGTGCACGTTAAAGACGTCCATGGGAATGTCGGCCGCGGGACTTATCTTCTTCCAGTGCAGCAGGGCGGACAGCATGTATCCCCCCTTCGCCCCGGCCAGCCCGCTGCAGACGGACAGCAGCCCGCCGTGCCTGCCGCCGGTGAGCGGCGAACCGTCCTCGTCGGACAGCGTGCCCGAGTTGCCGTCGGAAGCGGCGGACTGGACGGCCGCGTACTCTTCCGCGTGGGAATAGGCGCGCCAGCCACTCCAGGTCTTGTCAGGCTCGTTCTCGGGCTCTATGCCGCAGAGCAGGTCCAGGCCGGTGGAGCCGTCGGCATCCGTGAAATAATCCTCCTGCCCGAGGTCGCGGTTGCCGAATTTGGCGCCAAGGGCCATGCACAGCTTGGCGTAGGTCCTGTAGGAGCCGGGGGACATCGTCGCCTTGAAATACTCCGCCAGTCCGCCGACGCCCCGCGAGGGAAGGGGTGTCCAGACGTCCTCAAGCCAATAGCCGTCGCAGGGACGGTTATCGCCGTTCACCGGAGGGTACTTGCAGTAGTCGAACGTGCCGATAAAGGTGAGGTAAGGGCGCAGACCGTTCTTCTTATAGGTGCCCAGCAGGTCGATGAACCCGTCCACGCCCCCGTTACCTGTAATCCAGGGAATATTGTCCACGCGGAATTTCATGTCGGCAAGCCGGGTATAGGCGTCCGCAGTGTTGTAGTTCGTGGCGAAGTGACCGGGATGGATATACAGGCGTACCCGCTCGCCGCTGCACATCGAGTGCAGGCGCCCCTGCTGGTAGGCGTGACCGTTGGTGCAGAAGAACTGGTCGACCGTATGCCGCCCGACCGCGCGGCGTATGGGGGGCATGATGCCGCCCGGGCGGGCGGTGACGGGACGACCGTACAGGAGTATGTTGTTGATGGCCTCGATGGTACTGTTCCACTCTTCCTTTGGAAGCCCTTCGGACAGGCCGGAAAAGCCGAAGTCCATCAGGTCGAACGAAAGCTTGACGAAGCGGCACTTCAGGCCGGAGAAAGGCAGGGACTGCCAGGTATTGAACCCGTGTTCCATCGCACCCACGTATTCCCATTCGTAGCCGAAATCCTTCATCGCGAAAACGGAATATTTGGGCTTGCTGGTCGAGAAGACGAACAGCCGGTCGAGGGAATGTACGGAGAACAGGTCGATGAATATGTCATAGGGCACCGAGGCGCGGCTGTACTTGTTGGCAAGCCAGTAGGTGGGAAAGGACTTGTTGGACGTGTCCGGATAGCCGTCTTCCAGGTATTGGTTAAGCTCGGACTCGTCAACGGCCCTGTCGATCGTGCAGAGGCCGCCGTCGCTGTCAGTCGACGCCGTATTGTCCTGGGCAAAGATGTTTTTGGCCGTGAGGTTGATACGGTACGCCTTGGAGAGGTCTTCGGCGCCGGTGGTGCGGCAATAGGCGAAATCGGAGGCCGCGGAGACATACCGGACGCCGTAATTCACCTTGACGGACTTCAGATAAATGTAATACTCCTTATTCGGGGAAAGGGAGGAAAGGGTCATCCGCTGCAGGGTACCGGGGGAACCGGGCGCGGGAACGCCCTCCACGTTCTTGAGCCCCTCCCAGACCTTGGGGTCGTCGGCATCCACAAGGCCGTTCGCGTAACGGATGTCGTATCCGGTCACCTTGTCATAGATGTTGTTTCCATGCGGCGCGGTCCACTGGACCGTGCAGACGCTTGAATCGTAATATACGACCTGGAAATCCGGGACCTTGGAGGGGGTCGGGTACTGGACATCGCCAAGCACGGTGTTGCTGTGCATATAGATGGTGTCGCCGACGCGGTGGTAGGACAGCAGGGCGACGGTATCGCCGTTCAGGGGAAGGTCTATGGTCCCCCTGATGTTGTCGGCAAGGGATATCTGTTTGAAGCCCGTCTGGAAGACGAGGATCTTGCCGGCGCTGCCGTCCTTCGTGCCGGTGATGGAAAGGTTGAAGATGCCGGCATCACCCGAAAGCGTGACTTTCGCATAGGGGGTCCTCGTGAAGTCAACGATGATATCATTGCCGGTGAACCCCACATCGGCAAATTGCTCAAGGCTGAAGGTCTTGAACACGTCAAGGTTCAGGGGCTCGTATTTGGCGCCCGCCCAGATATAAAGCGCATCTCCGACCTTAAAAAGGCCGTGAGTGTCCGCACCGTTCGGATGGGCGGCTTTCAGATCGTCCAAGGTGTTATAACTGCCCAATATGATGAAATCAAGGCTCTGACCCTTGTCGCCGTCACGGCCTTTCAAGGAGGATACCGGAACGGCTACCGTACGCTTGACGCCATTCAAGAACTGCACGCCGGGAAGGGAACGGATGCCGTCAAGCGTTTCGGCGGAAGGAACGTTCTCAACCTGGATGGCGGACTCTTTCAAATACGGACCAACCAGGGCGGCAAGGTCGCGCAAGTCTTTATCGGATAATTCGTCTAATAGTCCCATAGTTATGCATTATTCATATTTTTTATAAAGTTTGCCGTCACGGTAAAAAGACAGGCTGCCGGGTTGAAGGACGCAGTCCCTGCTCGAATCAAGCTGGTAGATGCGGCACGAGCCTTGCGTCAAGGTGATGCCGGAGCCTCCTATAAGGTCCTCAATGTTCGCGCCGCTCGCGCCGTAATAGGCGGTTCGGACCAATTCGTGATTCTTGTTGTAGTCGCGCATGCGCAGGCGGGGCAGGTAGGGCATGTCGGATTGCTCGATGAAAGTCATTTCGCAAACCGTGTCATTGTTTTCATTGAACATTTTAAAGGAGTTTGTTTCCGGGTCGATCTCGACGCGCCTGCCGTTTAAGGAAGTGACCACCTTATTGGTCAGGACCTTACCGGCAATCAGTGTGTCCACGTCTATCAGCTCCAGGTTAAGATACCCGCCTACAAGGACAGCCTTACCGCCGGTGGCGGCATTCTCGACAAGCTGCGCGTAATTGGAATAGCCCAGCTGCCGCGCCACATCGTCCTTGGCCGTCATGCTCGCGCTGCCGAACGCCTGCTCGTAAGCCGTCTGGAAGTCGGGGGCGAAGCTCTCGAAGGTGACGATGCCCTTCAGGTTGATGTGCGAGGAATTAAGGAAGATGCCTTCGGGAGTCACATTAAACAAAGAGATGGCCTTGGTGCCATCTGGCCAGCAGGCGCTCGCCCATATCTTGGTGCCGTCGGCAGTGGTAAGCCAGCCGCTCTCACGGATGGTCTTGTTGATATTGTCGATGGAGGTAACCATGGCTTTGATGCTGCCCGCCATCTGGGTAAAGCTGCTGTTCACTTCCTGCTTGAAGTCATCCAGCGGACGGTTGGTCAGTGTTACCAGGTTGATATGGATATCGCCGGTGAACTGTATCAGGAAGTCACCCGTACCGTCCCAATTGCCGGAGAACTCAAACATGCGTGCAGTGCGGTTGATGGCGATGGAGGCGGTCTTGTATAGTCCCTGCCCGGAAAAGCCGCAGCTCAAGGTGCCGCTGCCGGTACAGATATAACGGAGCGAGACATAGAATTTGCCGGATTGCGCGGGCTGCGTAAGGTTGGCATTGGGTTGCTTTACGTAGCTGTCTTTCAGACGGAGCCACAGTTTGCCGTCATAGGTCACTACGCCGGCAAGCCTGCCGGCATCGGAAAGGTACTCCGAATTGGCCTGCAACAATTCCTCAGCCTCCAATACCTGCACGTCGTCATCACGGACCCAGCCCTCCATGTCCTTCACGAAAGAGGCGTTCAGAAGGTAGTTGTCGGTCTCGTTCAGGACGTATTCCACGCTCTGAATCTCCGTCTTGATCAGGTTCTCAAGTATCTGCAACTCGGTGGCTATGTTGACACCGGTCTTCAGGATGAAGTCACCGACATACCTGTTGCCCTTCGGAGAGGTCACGCTGACCTCTTTGCCTGCAAGGGAATAGCTGTCGATATAGGCATACTGCTTATAGGACGGGGCATCAGGACCGTATGCGGACAGGACGATGGCGTTCATGCCGGATTCGTCGCCGCGGTGCCCGAGCTGGCAGATGTCGTCACCGGATTCAGGAAGGTCGCTTCCAGTATCGCAGTCGGTTTTTGATAAATCAATGTAGTCATCGCCCACGGCGGTCACCAGGCGCCAGTAATATTTCTGGCCGCTACCGGTGAACACCTGGCATCTGGCCTGGGCGCCGACAGTGAATTCCTGCTCAACTTCATACCGGCCTGATTCATTTGCCCCGCCCCGGTCAAAGTAGCAACGATAGGCGTCATCCTGTTCTTCAACCCGGACGCACTTCATACGGGCGGGAGACAATACCAGCTCACCGCCGATATGGCGTAACGACTCGATGATCAGTTCCTTGAAGACGGCCTTCATGCGCACGAAGAGCTCGTCAACCTCAAGGTAGGATTTGCCGGTTAGCGGGTTAATCTGGATGGCGGCGCCGGAGCCGAGAGCGCCGGGGGAAAAGGGACCGACCTCTAAGCCTCCGAAGAGACGCAATAGATAGTCAGTGCTATCAGGCTTATCTTTTGATAACTTCTTCTCCAGTTCCTCTGCTACGAATGCAAATAACTCATCTATATCACCTAATTTAACAAGTAGTTCCTCAAAATTCAGGCCTATCTTCGCAAAGTTCCTCTCCAGCTTCAGGCGTACATCCCTACCGGTATCCTGCGCACCATTCCAAGGAACTATATTTTCGTACTTATTATCCATAATTATCTCAGCTCCAGTTCATGACCGTTAAACTCCAATAACAGAGGTTGCCAGCACATTCCATATTCCATTGTATCCAGGTCGATAAAATTCAGCATATAGTCCGCAAAGCGGTTATTTTCTTTCCGGCTTTGCTTGCGAAGACGGGCACGCTCTATCTTCACAATACCGCCACTCTTCCGACGTTCATAGCTGTAGCTCATGAACGCGAAGGAAAAATTCTCTCCACGTTCACTGCATCGTCTCATCTCATTGATTGCCTCGTGTACTTCCATGATGCAAAATTATTATCCGGTTCCGCATTAAAAAAGGACATCTCAACGGCTCACATTTTTCTCTAACTGTTCCACCCTCTTAATACTATCACGCACTTTGCGAGCATCAACAATCAACTCCTTGTTACAAACCACCTGTAATAACCGGTTATTCTCTTTCATCAGTTCAACGAGTTGCTTCCATTGTTCCGGTGTAAGTCCGGAAGATGAGATATCGGAAGCCGCAAAAGAAGAACTTGAAGAATCTCCGGTATCCACAAAACCACCTGCATACTTTCCGCTGCGAGTTCTCACCTGCTCAAGTATCTGAGTGGTATTAATCATTCGGATCGTACCATTTTTCTGAGCCACATCGAACACATCCAAGAACTGGCGTACATGAGGATTCGCCACACTTTCATGATTGGCCACAAACTCATTTTTATGCACCGGTATCACTCCGGCCACATCATCCGGGTTACCGTTACGAGTATATCCCTCCACATACTCATCCGAATACCCTCCTGTCTTCAGTCCCTTTGCTTCATCACGTTGCTGCTTGGCAACGGCGATCTGAGCCGCACCGCTGGCGATGGCTGCCGCAGCTGCCACCGCTCCCAATGCCGGTCCCACGATGGGAATACCCGCCATAGCCTTGTATGCCTCCATAGCGGCAACAGCGGTGGTTGCGGTCACTTGAAGAACAGAAGCAGCAAACTGCTTATCGGCATACTTCTTCTTTACCTGATTGATCGCCTCTTCTTTCTCCTCCTCCAGCTTGGTAGTATCCTTACCCGCTTTCTTGGCCGCTTTGATTTCTTTGTCATACTTGCGGGTAACTTTACTTATCTCTGCATCCTGCAATGCACTGACTACCTGACTGGCCGCTGCCGCTGCCTGAGCGATAACATCAAATGTCGCTTTTGTCTTCTCCTCACGCAGTTGCTCCTGTTCTTCATTGATACGTGTCTTCTCTTCTTCATACTCCTGATAGGTAATGAGGTCCGCATCATACATGGCCTGAAGGATATTGTTTTTCTGCTCAAAATCAGAGGTATTATCAATCTTCTTATAACCGGATTCCCGTTGTTTTGCCTTGCCCTCTTCTTTGTCCTTGATATCCATGTCCAGCAACTTGTTATCAATGGAAGAAGTATCTTCGCCATAGGCAGCAAGCATATCCCTACGCTCCTCAAGATACTGCCGCTCCTGTTCCTTCAGCCGCTCCTGATAGTCAGCTTCAGTCTTGATATCCCCCTCCAGATAAGCCCTCTTGATATCTTGCACTTGCTCTTGATAGTCACCTTCTTGCTGTGCGAGGATATCACTCTGAGTGTTCTTATTTACCGCCTGCGTTGCCTGATAGAGCCTGTCAGCTTCAGCAATCATCTTATCATAAATTTGCCCCTGTATCTGCGACGTATCTTTACCATACTTTTCCAGCAAGGCCTTTCTGCTCAACAAGTATGTAGCTTCAGCCTTATATAATTCTTGCTGATATTCATCTTGCGTCAGCTTCTCATTCAGGAGTTCCTCTTTAAGGATATTCTGTTGCTCTTGATAGTGTTGCTGTAAAGCAGTCTCTTTGGCTTTAAGAGCTTTATCCATATTATCACCACAGGTACAAGGTTTATTACCACAAACCGGGCATTTATCATCGTCTCCATCGCCATCAGGAACAATCTTCTTAACGTTAGCCGGTCTGGAAGCTATCAATTTCTGTGTGTATAAATCCTTATACTCATTCTTCAGTCCTTCAAGTACCTTCCGCTCTTCTGCCAATTTGGTTCTGACATCTTCTCTTGCCATAGCCCCCATCAGAGAGTTATCTTTCAACGCAGGAGATTTTTCCAGTTCTTCAATAGCCTTGTATCTATCAAATAATTCCTTACGTAAGGTCTGAAGCTTGATATTAAGTAGCAAGGATTCATTTAATTTGTCCAGTTTTTCGGTTGATTCATTTATAACCTTACCTTCATCAGAAATTTGAGCTTTGTATTCAGGCATAATTTCTTGAAGTTTCAAGATGGCCGCTCTACGATCATCCAATGACTTGTTACTATTATGTATGACGTCCCATAAGTCCTTAACCTTATCTTTCTCTTTTTCATAGAGATTAGTAGCCTTTTCTTCAATCTTATTCAAAGTGGCCTGTAAATCGTATCTCTCACGTATGCTTTTATTCCATTTATAAGAGATACCGATAGCAGCAGTTATTGCAGAAAACAATAAACCGAAAGGACTTACATTTAATATAGACCAGAAAGCCTTCATTGCCGTTGCCGCTCCTTTCAGGCGGAAAGTCAACAACTCAACAACCGCACGATAAAGCATCGTACTGGCAGCAACCGCCTTTGTCGCCAAGTTGGTAGATGCCATTTGTACAGCGAAACGTTTTAGCGCCTTTACATCTCCTGCAAGCGCATCATTCAGCGCAATGGAAGCCAATTTATAAGCTCCCATTGCAATAGTGGAAATCTTGGTAATGGTATTAACGACTGCATGAGCAGCGGCAAGAACCTTTAATCTTCCTGTATAAGCTGCTATGACTAATGACACCGTAAGTATAGTGCTACCGTATTGAGTCAGAACAGTAATAAGCGCACTCAGTCCTTTCACCGTCAGGCTACCGGTAGTTATCATATATTTCATCACCGGTTGCAACTTCTCTCCAAGCTCTACCCGCACATCCTTGAAGTTCTTTCTCGCCTTATCCAGTCCTGCCTGAACCGTATTATTCTGCACATTGAACTCATTGATGATACTTGTGCCGTCCCGATACGCATCATTCGCCAATTTTTGAGCAGTACGAATATCATCAATCTTTCCGGCCATGGTACTGATCACACCCGATGCACGTACACCATCCAACCCCATCTCTTTGAACATAGGTGCCAGCTGATCCAGTCCACCCTTCTTATTCAAAGTATCCAGGAACTGAAGTATCGCTTCATTCGCGTCATTCTTGATGAGTGAAGAAAACTCTTCCACGCTTTGCCCAGCTATTTTTGCAAACTTGACCGGCTCCTGATACATCTTCATCATCAATGTCTGGAAAGCAGTAGCCGCCATTTCCTGTTGCTGCATATTCTGATCGAGTACAGAGGCATACCCGAGGATATCACCCTGAGCAACTTTCGCCTGATTTGCCGCACCTGCAACGCGGGCGGTAAACCCAACTAAGTACGCTTCAGCTGCGGATGAATTTTGAGCTACCTCATTGATGGCGGAACCAGTGGCTAACATCGCTCCCCGAAGCCCCAACTTCTCATCCTCACCGAACATCTGTGCCAACTTACCGATATTCTTTACCGCATCTTCGCCAAGGTCTTCACCCAGTGCCACATTGATTTTATCGGCAGCATCCACAAACTCCAAAACATCTTTTTTGGCAGTAATCCCCAAACGACCGGCATCACCTGCCAGTGCATTCAGCTTTTCTCTCGGAGTCCGGGTATCCATCTGCTTAAATTCTTCATTCAGGCCTTTCACCTCTTCAGCTGTCATTCCGGTATATTTCCGCACCTGGCTCTCCGCTTCCTCCATCTCTGCAAACTCATCCACACATTTACGCGCGGTCATTGCCACACCGGTAAGCGAAGCGATGGCACTGGCACCAATAGCCGCATACTTATTGAATCCGTCTGCCATCTTTGACAGGGAAAACTTCGTATCACGTGCCTGCACTTCCAGTTCCTTCATCCGCTGTTTGGTCAGCATATAGTCAGCCCGCAGAGCTTTCCACTTTTCAGTACCAGGAATAGCATTATCCATCTGAGCTTTCAGGGATCGTGCTCCTTTACGAAGTTCATTATAGCTTAACGATGTCAGCCCCGCTTCCTTACGTAGCCCATAGAGCGACTTATTCAGTTTATCCTGTTGTTTCTCCAGTTCTTTATATGCAGCCGAATCCTTCTTGCCATCAGCTTCCAGCTTCTGCATCTCTTCACGTACTTTCGCAATCTGTTCCCGCGTCTCATCGAACTTCGCTTTAGCTTCCGAATTATCTATCCGGATGGCAACTCTGAAATCATTGATACTTATAGCCATACCCATTGATATTTATACGGCAAAAGTACCCTGCCACCATGCCTTGAAAAAGGACATAAAAAAAGCCCGGCTATCCATCACGAACCACCGGACCCAACCTATTGAACAAAAAAATCAGCCATCTAACCATCGCCCATTATCCAGCCACACACCGCCATCCCGCCATCTACCATCTGCCAATATCCAACGGGCATCCGCTTCTGTATCACTAATGTGAATCGGATAAAAAGTACCTGTCCAAGCCCCTTTACGTCCGTTAGCATCCAATGTAAATTCCATATCTTTACAGATATACCGTTTATTACGAATTTCAAACACTGACCGCGTATCATATACATTCGGATCATACGTTTCTATCTTCACCCCTTTAGTGTAATCAATGTCATAACCGCCCTGATACAACAGTTTATCAAGTGTAACAAACCGAAGCGAAGCACCTTCGGTATTAGTTTTATAAAGCGACTGCCCTCTATCGGATATAAGATTTATTGAATATTCATCAACGTAAGGAACCGGATACATCAGATGAACCCTGTCAGCAGTCACAAAGTATATCATTCCCGTATAAAATGCTAAAGATATTGTCTTTTTGGACTCAGAGGGCTGCGATGAGTTATTCTGTATCATCTCTATTAGCGTCTCTTGTGTCGTGTCTGTTTTATCGGCACCGAAAATCACAGGCAAATAATACTTGTAAACGCTGGTTTCTCTCCCACCATACGAGTTGATTTCTACCACTGTATATGCCGCTGGAACAATTTCCAGTTCCACGGTACCCGTAGCATCTTCACGCTCCATACGGGCAAACTGATTTACCATTGTATAAGAAAGCACATCGCCTTCAGTTACAAGGCTCATATACTCCCTTCCGTCCCTTTCATCCTTATATATGGTATCTATCCGCTTATGTTCTGACATAGAAAACCATGCTGCCAATCTTGGAAGACGACTGTTTGAACTTTCAAAGTCTTCAGGTATAGTATCATATAAAGCCTTATTTTTGACTGCCTCGGACAAAGATGCCCATCTCCAGAAATCACAATCGTCAAATTTATATTCAACATTAGATACAACAGGATCATCCACATCATTATCTTCGTCTTTCTCCACCTCATAAACATCTGTCACTTGCCCCACATGAGCAGACTGGCATCCCGCAAAAAAAGAAGCATTGAGTACTATCCGCACAGTACGATATCTGTTGTCAACCAAAAATGTTACATTGAACAATTTTTCTATCTCATTAAAAAAGTCGCTGACCGACCATCCCGGAAGCATTTTACTCCATTCTCCAGTATATTCTGTATGACAAATATATAGGTTTTTAAAAATAGTATCCGTTAATTCGTTATATTCAAGACTGTAACCCAATGCCTGAATCAAATCCTCCATATAGGGCATCAGATAGGGCTGAGGAGTTATATAAAAGAAATCATCTGTCGCCGGATTACCGGTGCTGGATATACCAGCCCTTGAATCCATGCACCATTTGTTATGTACCTCTCCCGTTGTATCATCTTTCACCGGTGCCAAACAGTAATCTACATCAGGATAGCTTTTCTGCACATATTTCAAAAAATCGGGATTACCCGATATCACCTCTTTGTCAAAACCAGGAATGGTTTTTCTCATCTTCAAAGATGAAATTTGAAGGTCTCCACCAATGAAATAATTCAATTCAGAATTTCCGCTTGCAATTTGCAAAGATACCGTTTCATCTGTCCATCCCGTTATTACCTCTATCCCATTGCAATATACACGGTTATCAGCCATCAACACGGCAGAACGCTTCTCCACAATTTCTTGTATGGAGTTCAGCCTATTCAAATGCTTATACAACTCTGCATTCACCCGATTAGTAAGCGGTAAAGTTATATCATACGTGTACTCTCCATTCTTGGTAACAAAAGAATTTTCACGCTTCACCTGCACACTAAAATCTTTCGGCAGTACTACCGAAACCCCATCAATAAACAACTCAGTCATAATCCGTCAATTTAAGTCCTATACTCAGCCCATTGAATCCGCCAAATACGTCATACTCCCATTCCGTATTAATATCCTCGCCACCGGATATCTCTCCACAAACAAAGTCCATATCTCGAATTTCATCTTTCAATATGCACATCACATCCTGCATCCTGGCATAGTGAGTTATTTCATCTTCATCCGTCTCATCACCTGCCGGAACTTTTTCCAGCAGGAAAAGCAGGAGGCGATTATCTTCTTTGTAATTATCTGCATTCCCCTTTGATTCTGCATCCGGAAAGTTTGCACACAGGAAGAATCCGGCCTGATCTCTCAGTTTCTTCGTCAGATGTTTATCACTGACCGCAAGTATCACCCCATCTATTTTCATTTCACTCCGCTGGTTGATCCTGGCTCTCAGCTCTGCCAATATTTCGCGGTATTTCAGAATATTAATCATACCTGTATCAGATTATTTTGTTCCGGGTCCGCCATGCGGAAAGTGAACTCAACCGCTTTCAGCACACTTCTACGCAACTCACGTTCATATTTTTGTTTTGTTATCAGGATAGGAAGCCATTCCCCATCCACAAGAACATCCGCCTCCTGAGCATTCATAAGATTATGCCATAACTTATAATCACTCTGAAGCATAATGATTCCACTATTGGCCGTATATTCATCCGCCACCTTCACGGCAAATTTACGATCCACACCAAACATGGATGCTGTATCATCTTCATTATTGCCATTGATGGAAATCCCTCCAACAGCGGATAACGTCTCCGGCATATCATAAACATTCTTATAGCGGAAACACCAGGTATCCAGATACCGAGTCTTATCAATCAGGAACTCATAGCCGTTATTATTGCAGTTGACAACATACCGTTCTAAATTCAAATTAGGGAACAGTCCCTTTATCCGTTCCGGACTAACATCAAGAGTCATCGGGGCAACCGTATCTCCACTGTCTACACTCAACAATAAAGTATCACCACTGTTACCGTCAGTAGCATACCCTGTCACTGTCACTTGTGCCCCCCGCCCCATTACCATGCTGACATACTCCTTGCACCCATCGCGGGTAACTTTTCGATTCACCTCACTCAACCAGCCAGGCGCATCCGCATCCTTCTTCGTCTGCATGCGGCTGAACATCACGAAGCTCTGCCCATCCTGAACACCATTTATCAGAAACGTGAATGTACCCGCAGCATCGGTCTGCCAGCTTGTTTCTCCGGCACACCAGACACCCCACAACGCCAGCTCACAAAACTTCCCCAACTTCCGGACGCGCACCTGATTGTTCGCATCAGGAACATACTCTTCATCCAATATCGTTTTACCGCCATACTTCACAGCAAACGTTATTGTAACATCGGTATCAATGATGTAGTCCCGCATTGTCGCGCAGAACTCTTTCTCCCTCGGTCGCTGCAACACATTCATAACCTGCAATATTTATTGCGCCTGTCATTCTTAGGCAACAGTTCGTATTCCGCCAGTCCACCATCACGCGCCAGCTTCATCTCATTCACCCAGGTAGTGGCATCATCCGCCATCCATCCGGCCACTCTCTCCACATCTCCCAGAGATGCCGGTTCACTCTCGCCCATTCCGTTCTCCGTCATAAACCTGCGGATCACCCCGCCAGGAATGGCACTCAGTGACAACCGACGTAATGCCATACTCATGGCCAGCAGTGCCACAGCTTTGCAAGCGGCAAAATGAGCTTCTGTTTCCGGCACATCCTTCTCTTGCAATAATTCATCCCATCCACTACCGTAAGCATGCTTCACCGTCAACATCTGCGCTTCGCGGATGAACGGTGCCAGCATCAGGTACATCCGTTCGCTCCGATCAATGGGAAAGTAGTTGTCGAACGCTTCACCATTCCGGATGATAAGCGTCTGAGACAGCTTGTATGAAGCCGTCTCCGTCCACTCCTTCAACTGCTTTTTATTCAGGTACCGAATAAGCGCATCCACTGCCCGGTAATACTCTTCCAGGTGTAGTGCATCATCCCGATCCAACTGCCACTCCCAGGGAAGCTTCTCACTCCCATCTGTTGTCATCTTGAATTTCCGGCCATCATCCTCATGGCTGAGATCATTCTTCCGGTACATCCGCAGCGTAGCAAGGATGGCAATCGGACGCTGTACTTTACGAACCAGTTCCGCGTCCGCATCTTCTCCGGGTTCAGCATAGTATTTCTCAGCCAAATTCATCACGTCATCCCCTACCAATGCCGCCAATTCTTCAGCGGCCAATTCTATTTCACCGGCAATCTTATCGAACTTATTGTTCGCATAATAATTGCCCGTCAACTCCCGCAATTCCTGCGCCCCCCTATTCTCCTTGTTGAAAATCATAGCTGCTATTTTTTTAAGTTTCTCATCATTTCGTCTGCCCGCTGTTTATCATCGAGCAATTTCATCATGACACGTAGCAACTGAGTGTCATCAGTAGCATCCACATTGCCGAAAACACCACTTTCAGCAACTGAATACAATACACTGTTCATCCCTAAATTCTGGATAATACCAGGTTGAGCCTCCGGACTTTTCCGGTGCCGCTCAAAAATAGGCGCAAAGCAAACCTCCACCCCTTCAATGATAAACGTCCCGATAAACAAGTAATTACAGAAGTAAGCAAACCAGGCATAAATACCCCATTGAATCCACTCCGGCATATCGCGCACCAGTCCCATATACCGCCCCATATATTGCAGCCGGAACGGTTCACGCAATGCGCACCCTTTTTCTTTGACCGGTTTCCGGTAAAGAATGGCACACAACGCTCGCAAATCTACCGGGTTCTGCGTTGCATTGTATTGATTCATCACGGCAGCCGCCTGGCGGAACTCACCGAATGTCAGGTCAGCACCATGACTGGCGGGACCTTGCAGGTACCGCCACTTCGGAAGAAGGTTCACCGTACAGTCATACGTCAACTGAGCAAACGTTACTGTAACACCATCCAGCCCGGTTTCTTCACCCATTATCCACATCCAATCCAGAGTATCAGCCAAGCGATCAATCATCAGCATATCATCCACTCCCCCCAGGCGATATCCCCGGTTTTTCAACACATACGCACACCAGTCACGCTTCACATCACGAAGACTGATACCGGGTTTCTTCATCATCTTATCCCGGATTTTCAATAAATGAACCCACTCCAGCGGCTTCACCTCTTCCCAGCAATCGGGAAATTCAATGTCTTTCTTCTGTTTCATAGCTTTATACTTGATTAGTCGAGCGATCAGGCGCCGACACATTATCTTCTTTGTTAATCACCTTCCGGTAAATACCGAGGAAAATCCCCTTCTTATTCGGGAAATTAATGCGGATAGCATCATTAATGGCCTCCAGTGCGATTTCTTCCGGAATCTGCGTGTCAGCACCGTAGAATATCTTTAGGGCGTAAAGCATCTGGCTACCGCTGTCACTCTTCCCGTCTATAATAATATTGGCCAATGCCGGAGACAAGCCGAAACCAGATGTGGTCGAGCTGTCCGCAATGCGTGATATCTTCGCCTGAGCCTCAATGTACTTGTCTATATTCATTTCAATAGGCTCAATCTTCCAGCTCTGCACATGCCCAAACTCATCCAGAAAGTCCACGCACGAAAAGAACTTCCCAGCATTTTTTTGCCCCGCCATCACGTTCGCAATGGTCTTCGTCACCTCATCCCGCAAACGTTCAATCTCCTTATATACCCGTGCGTCATCCCATTCAGGATGCATCTCACGTAATCTCTGTTCACACTGTGTCCAGTACTCCTGCGGACTATGCACCACATACGCCGCTGCAATCATATTCTCATTCAGATGCCGGATAATCTCCGGAAGATTATTCGCATTCTCCAGCCAGGGAACTGAGCCATAGAAACAGGATATCGCATACATATTCCGCCCGAAACTACGCATACAGTGATACTTAATCGCCGTCTCATATTTCGTCGGATGCCACTTATCGAAAGCCGGATACTTCAGGAAACTGCGGCTCCGGTAACTATCAAAGTCACCGGTCAGATACTCCGTCACATCTTCCAGACGTCGGCTGTCATTCTCCGGCCATACCAGCCGACATTCACCGCTATGCAGACACTCCAATCTGTTCACCCACGGGCGACCAATACGCACACCTTTCCCCATATAATACTTTGTGAACTGCCCGTTCATGTGAGTGTACTCTACCAAGACATCCCGGATATACTTCCGGTAATCCCAACTATCCAGCCACTCCTGTATCTCATCATCCGCCAGCCACTCCTGCACCCGTTCATTCTCCATAATATTCACCCGGTAAAGCAGCGGGCCTTGTCCATACAACAATCCCATTTTCCTGTCCAAGATACCGGGTCCCAGATTATTTTTCTCCAGTAAATTCCGGATAGCATTCGGCATATTATTATCAGGCCCCCAGGGCACAACGCGGACACCCGCCACATTCGTCGGATCACCGTCCCAGTTCTTCGAATCACCATTGAAAAACTGGCTCATCTCCTGGCTCCAGTTCATGTTAATGGCATATTGTCCGGCCACCGTATCCACAAAATTGAAATGCCCTATTTTCTTTTTGATATCTCCCATAACTATCTATTGATAAATATTCTCGTAGTATTCACAAGAAGCGTCCCGCAATACTCTCTCACAATCTCAACCAGTTCCGGAATCGCCTGTTCTATTATCGGATTGAACCACGGTATCGGATTCCTGTTCCACTCCTTATTACTCTTTTTCGTCAGTACGCGTGTGCCACCCTCCATATTATATCCCCGGCCTACTCCCAGATGAATGTAAATACCCTCAGGCCTAAAACCGAATCCGATACTGGTTACTTCTTCTCCAGCAACAATCGGTTTGCCGTAATGACGATAATTCTGTTTCAGTGATCCGGATAACTTTTTATCATTCGCAACCAATTCTCGTATTGAGAGTTTCAGCACCGCATTCACCTTGCTGCCCCAATCCTGTACCCGCGCATTAAACAAAGCCACAGCCTCTTTATCCTGTTGTCGCTCCCATTGCTGTGTTATACCGGTATCGCCTTCAATGATGACATCCAGCGGATACCGTTCTCCAGCCATCCGGTTAGCCTTGCCTCTCCAGCTGTTCCGGTTCTTCTCCATTGCTAAACGTTCTCCATGTGATCCCATGCTGCAAAGATATTTTGCAACCATAACAGGAAAAAGGACATAAAAAATCCCCGATAAACAGTAAAGCCTACCGGGGATTTCATCATATTCACAATTTTACACTACCTCAAATCCTGTCACCGAATTATAACGGCACATCTTAACCACTCCCATTTTTCCGTACTCATTAGGAACAGAACCATAGTTAACCCAAATAGTGATCGGCTCACCCTGTATGAGAGGTTGTTTTGAAGCAACCAGTTTCATCTCCATATTGAAATACAGGGAATGGCAAAACTTAACAAGCCCCTGCTTAGAAAATGTATGCCAAAGCAAATAATGCACCTCTACACATCTCGTCTCTGGTTTAAACATGACAATCCCTTTATCTACAAGATAATTCATACCATGGATATTGCTTACAGCATCCTTCAGTTCCTTTGCTAATTTTTCATTCGTTTTCATACCTACAAAAATACAAAAAATCAAGCAATCTTATTCTTTGAAATATAGGTTTCTTCAGTTATTTCTCCATATTCCAAAGCCTTCACATCTTGCCAATTATAAGAAACACGTTCACCAGTACTCAACCGAATTTCATCAGGTTTCATCCCCATTTCTGAATATATTTCTTTAGCCACAGCAATAATACCCTCCAAACCGTTTGCCGAAAGACTGTAAATAAGTAGATCATTCATTTGAGCCTCCTTTCTGATTGTTCAAATAACCATTAAGAAAGGCAGAAAGCCGTTTTATCTCATCCAATGAAATATTCTCAATGCTACATTGATGCTTATTAAAATCCAGGTTATATTCAACCTGAGCGTTATCTTCACTTCCGGTACTGATTATTTGGCAGATTACAAACTCATCATTCATAGCTTGCCCCCTTCCTCATTAAAAGTAATATTCACACTCCCACCATTGGTATAGATAAGGATGGTTTTACCTTCTCGGGCAACATGAGCACGTTTGTGACCGTCGCACAATTCAGCCCCAAGTTTAACAAGCATTTGCCGGATTTTTTCAACGGATACATAGCGTCCGTGAACGAGTTGATTTTCTTTTTTCATAACGTGATGGTTTTTAGCATTTTGGCATTTTTATAAATAGAAACGGCTGCCATTTCCCGTTTCGCTAAAAACCATCACTGTGTCATGCCGCAAAGCATAAAAAAGTAATATGGGAAAGACAGCCGTCTATATCGTATGTAAGGGCATAAAAAAAGCCCACCAAATATTATGAGCATTAACCGCGCTCTACGACATCGACTAACGATGATGGTTTTTAGCACTGCAAATATGGGGATAATATTTGAAAGTGCAAAACAAAAGTATATTTTTCAATCATATAATTCATCCCTAACTTTCCGAGAACGCTTTTTCTTATTATCGGGAACTGGTTGTTCATCAGTTTCCGATTTACCCTGTTGCTCTTCAAATGATTGTTTCGTATTAAATCCTTCACGAACAGATTCATCCCTTGTTACATATTTACTTAATAACCAGTGATATACATTTTGATTATTAGTAGTAACAACATAAGCCTGTTCAAACTCCCAACCAAGTTTTCCCATATAATTCATAGCGTCAACCATCGAATTAAACTTAATCTGTTTTCCTTGGTCATCAACCATATACTGTTTAGAAGCTCCTGTCCAGAAACTTGTCTCCTGCCCAAAATCAATTGTGACAGTAACTTTATTACTCATAAGTTTCCCTGTACCAAGTAACTCACAAAAAACTTTATAAGGTTTCTGAGCCATTATCCCCATACTGGCGAACATCGCCATCAAAAACAAAATTTTCTTCATACTATCAGATATAAAATTAAACATGCACAAATGTAATATTTTTCTGCGCACATTCACTTTATAATACAAAAAAAGGCTTCCAACTCGTGGAAACCTTCTTTATCCGTCTATGTATAAATTCAGAAAGACACAGCCAATAAAGAATTACCAATATCATGTATAGTGTCCAGTATCAGCTTTTTTCTTTCCGGAGAAGGAACCTTCGTCCCCTTTATATAACTTGCCAACAAACTTTGCTGTATCCCCATCCGGCGGGCAACAGCTGAAATATTCAGTTCCGGATTAGATAAAAAAGCGTCTTGAATACCAGGTGCCGGTTCTTTGGTATCATCATAATAGAAACTCTCATAGCTCATATCCTCATCAATGGCATCCCATCGAATACCATAATCCCAGAACTCATATTTTTCCCGCTCCTCATTTGAAGCAGTCAATAACCGCGGATAGAATAAAAGAGACTGGTATAATTTCTCTCCCTTATCCGTCTGCACATAAATACGGTTATCTGCAAACCACAACTTCGTAATTTTCATATCAACCTCCTTTCTTTATATTTAGAAACCAGAGGGAGTTTAAAACTCCCCATGGTATTTTTTCCAAGCTTCTTGAATGTTCTCCAGATTTTCTTCAAGCACATATTCAGCCAATTTCAACTCTTTAGGCTTCAGTGTACTTTCAATCAATCTGACCCCATCCTTAATTTCAAACTTCGCACTACCATTCGTACTTTTCACATGACAATGTGGCGGCTGGTGATCTGCGGTAAAAATGATAAATTTCAATCCGAATAAATCTAAAACTGTTGGCATAACTATTTGTTTTTTGATTACGCAACAAAGATAGGTTATAATTTTATATCCTGCAAGCAAACAAAAAGAAAAGGTTATAATTTTATATCCTTTTAACAGAGAATGGTTCATTCTCTCCCCTCCGTGGTTGAAGGAACGGAAAAACAAAAAACGAAGTACCGCTTTGGGTCCCATCCCGTTTTGCGAGTGTGCGAGCAAAACGGGATGGGCGCCCCTTTGCGCCCTCCCACTTAAATCATCCCTTCATCGCAAAAGCTATAATATCCGTCATTCGTTATAATTACATGATCCATCATCCGAATATTGAATAATGCTGCCGCCTTTTTTAACTGTTCCGTCAGCCTCTTGTCCTCATTGCTCGGTCGGCTGTTGCCGCTCGGATGATTGTGTACCGCTGCAAACTGCGAAGCTCCCGTATTTATCAACACCTGCATAATCAGCCGTACATCTGCTGAAGTCTGGTCTATACCGCCTACTGAAACCTGTACTTTCTTGATTATTCGGGATGCATTATTAATAGCCACTACCCAAAACTCCTCATTCCGTAAATCACCAATTAACGGCTGCATCAAATCATATACATCCTTGCTCATTCGTATAAGCCTGCGTTCAACCTGTTGAGACTGCTGCCTCTTGTACATCTCCACCGCTGCCACGGCTACTTTCTTACGTCCAGGTGTCAAGGATGCAAACAGCCTGTCAATGTCTATTTCCCCATGGCTGCGGGCAACGTCTGAAACAATCTGCCTGTTATTGCTTATCTCGTAAATAAGTTCACTGTCGCTCATGTAGCGGCAATCATTATCAAATAAAGTATTCATAACAAAAAATATATATTAGTTATAAGAAAGAATTGTTCTACCTAAAAAATAGCCTCCCAACACTTTTGCACCTAACTTTTCCAAAGCACAAGCAAAACGGGCGTAAGAATGTCCCTGCGTCAGTATATCATCAAACAGAAGTACTTTTTTCCCATTGAAAAAGCCGTTGTCAAACTTGATAACTTCAACTTCCTGCACCGTTTTACTACTCTTTGTCTCATGGATTGCCAAACGTCCGCCCTCGATAGTAATTGCCTTATATGCGTTGCAGCATCCTGTCAGCCGTGCCACTTCTTCGGCAAATACCTTGTATCTGCTTTCGTTTTTCTCTGCCGAACTTGCAGGAATACATACGAACGTCACATTCTCACAATCCGCCCCGAACTGTTCCCGTATCTTCTTCGCTACGAGTTCCGCCACCGATACACTACGCTTGCCGTCTTTAAAGTCCCATATCATCTTTCTGATTGCCCACTCACGTTTATTTGCCTCGTACTTGGTAGGTAAATAATCGAAGAAGTTGAACATGAATTTAGACCACTGTTGTTTCCATGCTTCGGGAATGTTTCTTTTTGCTGCCATAACTGTAAAATTTTATGTTGAACCTTGAGCTTCCGGGTGTAAGCCTTTTATCGGCTGTTTCCCTGATTGGAGCTTTTTTTTTCTGCGTCGCCTGTCGCTACGCGGTATGTTTCGCCTTTTTTACGCTGCATCAAAAGGTGTTGTAAGGAACAGGAGCAAGTTTTTCAGAAAAGCGTAGCCTTGAATACTACCCAACGGGTGGAGATTTTTTCTGAAACGTCAGCCAGAACTTGAACCGGTGACGTCAACATTTACCTTTGCAGCACAAAAAAGCGAAACTGCGTAGTGATAGGAGACAGAAATAAAGGGCGACAATCAGAAAAGGAAACAGCCTGAAAATACATAGTTGCAAACTATACCGCTCTGCCCGGTCTTCCATTGCCAAGACAATAGCCTGCGTTGTTGCGGGGAATGGAAGACTGGGCGTTTTCACCCGGTTACGGGATTATAATCCGGTAACCTCTGCGTGAACGCAAAAAAATCAAACAGAAAGCACTGCTTTCTACCGCTAAAACGCGAAAAATCCGTGTGGCAAAAATTCGGCTTGATTGTACCCAAGTACATTCATCAAGACGGGTTTGCCACACGGATTTTTCGCGCGCCTGGTTCTTCGTCAGGTGGAATCTCCCATCAAACAGGACGTTTTTTGGACTAAAAATGTCCTTCCAAAAACATCATACCGCTGAAAATCAAAAAGAAATCCCATCCCTGCGATAATTATCGGAGGGATGTAACAGCTTGCTGCCCGAGCCGCGCCGTCGTCCCGTTGCGGTCGCAGGTGCCGCCTCGGGTCGGAAATATGATAATTTTTTGTTACAAAATGATAAAAATACGTTAATTTTTCGCTATTCCTTACAAATATTGTAAATTATTTTAAATTTCTCCCTAAAACAGCCCTTGCCGCCCCCTCACGCATCAAATCCCACCCCTTACGATACCCTTCATATAAAAAGCCCTGCCATCCTCACGGACAACAGAGCTAACCCAACAGTAAAGAAAGAAATGATCAAACCACAGAGGCAGCGGATGAGCTTCGTCCCCTATCCCATACTCGCACAAACTCTTTTCGCATGGTGAAGTACTTCAGGGCATCCGTCAGATTCGTAGACTCTTTAGGCAGCCTGTGCGTAGGTAACTTATCTCCGGTCTTGAGCTTCACGGTAATGCTCGTACCCGTCTTCTCATTGCTCTTGATGGCCGTTCCGGTTACTTCCATCTCAGACTTGAGGTTCGGGCAGTTGTACTGGTCAATCAGCAAGGTAAAGAGATTACGCACCAGGTTGCCACTAAGTAAGTCCATGAAGAACCGGTATTCCATGTTGCTACCAATGTTCCCCTGTCCCAAGCTCATCAGCTGTACCTGCCAGCCTGTACGCTTGCCTTCAGCATCAAACTCAATATTCTTCTTGATCTGTGTCGCCATATCAGCAGAGACTTTCTTATAATTATTCATTGACCGGTCATAATACAGCTTCAGTATCTTACGCTTGTGCGGGCGGAAGTAATATAGGAACTGGTCTGCCAGCTCACGCACACTATTAGGCGGAAGCGTATACAGTTCCTTCAGTATGCGCATTACATTGCCATTACGTTGGCCGAATACCATAGACAGCATATTACCGGAGTCCATGCCCGCCTCTAATGGCTTATTCTTATCCAGGTACCGGAGAACAGAACAATCCGGATTCCAACCGAACTCATGTTGCTCAATCACGTCATTCAGAAAGCCATCCGCATAGAAATGCTTCATTGCCAGGTTGCAATAAAACATCTGGCTGGCCTCCAGTTTCGGAATAACGGAAAGCACATTGCAAAGAAGACCTTCCAGCCCTTCAGCAAATTCATCGCTGAACCAATCTTCTCCCAATACATCAGCATTCACATACGAGGAAGAAATGAAGAAAAACGATGTGCCCCGGCGTGTCTTGATCCAACGTTCTTCCCACCGCTTCATATTCTTTCCGGCAAGTTGCATCGAGCGTTCAGCAGCATCCAGTTTCGAGGCTAAAGATGCATCAGAACGATAGGCAGCTTTCAGTTCCTTGTATTTCTGCAAGGAGGACACATATTCTTTTTTCGTCTCATTGTAGACAAAGCCAGCCCGCAGCATCAGCAATATTTTCCGCTTGTTATTCTGTTTGGCCAGCTTCAGTATCCAATCGTATTCGCCAAGATGGTTCGGGTCCGGCATATCCGTTGTCAGTGTACGGCTACGATACCAGACGCTATCGCCATATTTCACGCGGAAACCACGAACCGCCTTCAGCAAGTTCGTGAACTTCTCTTCCGGAAAATACTTCACCTCATCACCGAAAACACCGACATAGGAACGCCCGGCACCAATAGACGGCCTATCGAGCGAGATAAAGGTAAAGTTAAAGCCGGTATAGAATACCATTGTGTTTCGCCAATCCGTACAGACGTTGTACATGCGATCTTTCCACTCCTGAGGCGGCTCCTGGTTAATCACATAATGGATACCCATTTCCCACCCTAACATAGAAAGCCCGTCGATGAGAGACGGGATCACGTTTTTGTGCAAATCGGAGTAAGTATCAGCTACCCAAGCGAACGGCGCACCCTGACAATCCAAAGCTACTTCCTGCACACGTTCGGCCAACACCTGTACAGTCTTAGCCGAAGCACGCCCGGCAATCCAATACAGGGACCAGGGCATCATTATAGCTATGAGCTGCGCCATCCAGTTGGAAAAGCGCACTTCTACCTCATCCGATATCTTTAGTTTTTTCTTCCTGGTCATTCAGCATCTCCTCAAAGTCAATATCTACAATGTTAGCGTCTCGCTTCAGGCGGACTTTCTCCCTCTCAGGAAGGTTAACAGAATCTATCTGAGCAGCCAGTATCTGGCGGTTTGCCGCATCCAGTCCCACCGCTTCCGGATTAAGGTCGTATATCTTGATGGGCTTTTCGTCTATCTCTTTCGGTTTGACCGGATCAGGCTTATCCAGTTGTTTGATTTTAGCCGCCTGTATGTTGAGATTGCCGTACACCTCCATATCCTTGGAACTGACCGCATTTTGCAAAACGACCTGAGCAGCTTTCATCAGGTTGTCATACATGAGATTACGGTGCGCATTGTTCTCAATGGTATCATTGAGGTAAAACAGGTTAATCGCCTCACTGTACATCTTCCTGGCACGCATCCGCTCGACGTTGAACGGCTCGTGCATCAGGAAGGCAACAGCATTATCCTTGCCGTACTTCCGGTTAATGCCGACAAGTGCATAGAGGGCATTGTAGTAGTCCAGTTCATCAGCCGTCAGCTCCATAGTGCAACCGGACGCTATGTAGTCCTGCAATGTGTCAAAGTAAGATTTATCGAACATCAGCCTATATCATCAAAGAAAACCTTGTTAATGGAATTGCGATATCCCGTCGCCTGGCGGAATTTATCAAACCGTTGCGCCTGGGTCACATTGTCTCCGGTTTCGGCACTGGCAGACATTGCCAGCCCTTCCTTAGCCCGCTGTACAAGCTCGCCACGTTCGTAGTGAAACTTCAACGGAGAGCCAACCAGGTTAAAGTACCATAGAAAATCATTCACGGGGATATTATAATACATGGCGATTTGCTTCGGCTCATAGCCGATGCCTGCCAGGTGCTCGAACTCATCCATATCAATCCGGTCATACCATGGCGGGTCTTTACGCCATTTGACCAATTCGTCCGCTACGAAACTCATACACTTCTTTGTTTTTTAAAAAAACATATTGTTCTTCCATCGCATTCTCACCATAATTGCCTGAACCTTCGACCACGAAGAAACCTGTGGACGTGTCCAGGCAGGTTATTTTTTTGTGGCTCCAGGCGAATGATAATTCAATCACTCCATCCTGATGGAGCTGTACCAACCGTTCAAAAATCTTCGGCATACGGAATTTTATCGTTTCCGAGATGTGGAGATGAATGCTGCCTATCAATTCCTTTTCGCGCCATCTCAACAAAGCGTTTATAATGCGCTCATTGGTGGAATACGTGGCGATATAGAGATGATTAACCCGTCCGGCATACCTTATCAAGTAAACGATAAAAGTAAAGGCTGTGAAGCTCTTTTGCGTTTCTATAAAAAAAGCCTCGTTATCGCCGGGCAGACGCCCGCATAATTCCTTCAGACTATTCAGTTTGAAAGTCAGCATGGTTTCAAACCGTCTGGAGAACAGGCGGGAATCTGTCATTTCCTGCCTGAGTTCCTTCAGGCTGAAGTAATAGCTCATTCCAATAGGCGATTAATATCATTCAGTTCTTTCTCATAACCAGCTAACCTCTCCCGCCGTATCGGGTCCAAGTGCGGTTTATCTCCCTTCGCTATCTCTGATTTGACGCGCCAAATGTTGTTTTCAACCTGGCGCTGGCGACGGATCAGTTCCTTGACCGGTAACTGAAGAAGCTCGCTTCTCCGGCGAAACTCCGCGAATGCAGGATGTTTCCCCAGCAGAGAATGATGTACCTTGTAATAGTTCAACTCTTCCCATATCATACGGTTCTCAATGTAGTTATCTATCAAATCCCGGCTGACATCCGCACATTGCTTCAGCGAAGTACAATCCCTAAGTTGTGCGTGTAACCGCACATAGGCATGATATTTATTGAACTTGCGGGAAGCAAGCGTTTCCAGTTCTATGGGGCAGTCCGGATCATTCAGGAAAGCGAACTCTTCACGGAAAGAATTCGGTTCTTTCCGTGAAGACAGCTCCGGCAGTGCTCTTCATTCTTCGAAGATGGACGGTTCCGGAAACATCTGTTCCAAGAACTTTTCTAACCAGGCAGAATGTCCGGTAACGGTATTGTTCAGGAACACTTTTTTCTGGAGAAGTTCTTTTGCTTTCTGTTCGTTCGGATTCCGGGATACAATAGGCAGTAAGAATTGGTCTGTTTCCCAATCCAAGACAACAGGATATGCCGGGAAAGGCTGGAAATTGAAATAGAGAGATGAAAACAACACTCCCGATTCTGCTTCCGGGAAACGTTCCAGCATATCCTTCAGTCTAAACTTCTCAAATAAAACCGGTGTATGAGTACCATAATTCAGTTTAGGTAATCCGAATTTATCCAGCAGCATAACGGTACGGCTCATATTCTCGGCATACGTACCTTTGAATTTTTCCGGCTTCAGTTCACCCAAAACCTTTGGTATCTCTATATGCGCCAATGATACCCGATTAACCAGGTAGATGTCATCATTCGTCCAAATGAAACTCTCTGTCACTTCAGGCGATTCAATGGCCAACTTCAATTTCTCCATGGTATCAATCTGCGGATTATCAGATGTACGCTGATGTTCAATGACAGTCACTTCTTCACTGAACCAATCTTCGCGATCACCGATAATCACCAGATTGGCAGGAAAGCGAGCATTGTTATACCAGGAACGAAGGGCGAAAATCAATTCTCTGCCTTGAGCAAATTCTTTGCAATAAGGAATTACCACCGTTGTGTGATCCTGGGCTTTTTTCTCCAGTACTGGCGATTCATCAGCAAGGGCATCACTTACCTGTACTGATCCGGATTCATTCACCTGTATTTTCACAGTTTCTACTGTTTCCACTTCTTTCACGTCTTTAGATTTAGACGATGTTTTTTTTGTTGTCATAGCTTTAATTTTTTAAAAAGAGACGTATGCCAAAGCACACGCCTCTCACCACATAACCTATCCAAAACCAAATCACAATCCACTACCACCGGAACCGGCAGTCAAGCCCAGAACTGCATTGATTTCTGCATTATCAGTTGCAGGAATCAAAGACTTTTCGATGCGCCCGATAGTAGCACCGCGCAATGAAGCTGCAAGATTGATCGTATTCTTTGCACCTTCTTTGCTGTCCTGGCTGTCAGCCTTAGACATCTTCAACGGGGTGCATGGTGTACCTGCTATCTTAGCATCATCACCGGAACAATCCATAACGATGGCTCCCATGTCCTCATTAATATTGTTGTTAACAAACTCATCCAATTCAATACCTGCGCCTGGATGCTCAAAATCTACATGAGGTATAAAACCACGTGCATCATCTTCCCCCTCACTTGTATGATAGATGTTGATGGTGGAGTCTGTTGCATAAACAGCAATAGGCTTTTTGCCTGTTGCCATCTTGAACTTGGTTACACGCACCCCTTTCTCATCACGCTCGTGTTCAGCTACATCTTTCCAGAGAAAGAGAATGATAAACGACTTTTTACCCTTCGGGCGACCGGCATTCGATGACTTCTTAGGCACCGATACCATTTTATATGCTTCATCAGCCATAATTAACCTCCTTAATTTTTAGATTAAAGACCTCCACTTTGCGAATCGGAAGAACTTCCCGATTCTTCTGATCCCGGTGCAAGTTTATTAACTAATTCTGTCGGCAAATAAGCAAAAATCGCTTCTGCCAACCAGAATCCCACACCTTCACGCCATTCTCCGTAAATCTTGGCCGCATAATCCTGGGTAGCCATACGCAATTTCTGATTCTGAGGATTACGAGACATCAAATGACGGAAATTCTCTTTAGGAGTAATGAAGAAAGCACCGGAACCGCGCATTCCCTCAAGTCCCTCAAATACAAACTTCGTATAATCAACTTTCACCTTTTCACCATCTTCATTCTTGGTGGTCTTATACTTATCACGATAAGCACGGGAATATTTCAGAATGAAATCCGGGTCTGCATGAATAGTCAACTTCTTATTCTTATAAAGCGGAGCCACCTGATCAACCGCATTCTCCACATCCGTCACAAGTGCATCTCCTGTCCCAAAGGTTTTACCGTCAAACAACAAATTAATACCTTCTTTATTACCACCTTGTTTGATACGGCACAGTTGGGTAAGATAACCGTCACATACCTGGTCCGCATCGTTTGCTACGAACTTGCCATCTTCACCCTGTGTCGGTTCCTTATACTGTCCCACAGCAAAAGCCATTTCACGCTCTTCGTCCAATTTGGGTTTAACCAACTGTTCAATGATATAACGTACAATAGGCATGTCTTTCGGGTCAAGATTTTCATCATACAGATATCCGAGAACCTCATCGATCAAGTCAGAAGGGATAATCTCAACATTGATCTTCATCGGATATTGTTTGATTGTCAACGGAGTAAACTTCGTTTTGCCCTTAGGGGTCCATTGCGGTGTAAATGATTGCAAAACAGATGTGATATGAGAGTGCGTCGCACGTACCTCAAATTTATCTGTAATCATAGTCGTCATATACTGAAGGGATGAAGTCGTTCCCATCAGCGAACGGAAAATCTCCATCTTTTGAGAACTGATATAACGGCCGAACTCTTTATGCAATTCTTCCGTATCAATGGTATCATTTCCCGTATATGAAGCAGCTTCCGGACGCCCATAATGAGCAGCTTCAAGATATTTGTTCATGTTCAGCGACATGTCCGGCTTAAACGTTTTCGTCATATCAGTATTTCCTTCCACATGAATACCTGCATCCTTAGTTTCCTCTTTTCCCAACTTGGCAATTTCAGCATCTTTCTCTGCTATCTTAGCATCTAAAGCTGCAATCTTCTCACGAGCCTCTTTCAGTTCCTTGGCATTTTTATCACGATCTGCCTCCAGTTGCGCCTTCACTTCATCGGTAACGGCTTCCTCAGCAGTCTTACCACTTTTTTCAAATTCCTCCAGGTCTTTTTTAAAGACTTCGAGGAATGTTTTACCGTACTTTTCTTCCAGCTGCTTTTCCTGCGTAGAAAGAAGAACAGACTTACCATTCTTGTCTTTCGCAAATGCAGAGATATTCAGGAATGAAAGTACCACACTCATCACTTTTCCAAACATAACTTTACGATTTAGAATTAATATATTCGTTAATACATGCCTCTTGAGGTATTTCTCTTGCCCGCTGGATTGCAAAGTCTAAAGTACCGATGGCATCGGCCAGGCCCATAGAAATTGCATCCTTTGCGTAAAACATACGTCCGCGCAATAAACCTGCCGCATCCAGCTTCAGCTTATTACCACGATTCGCTTTCACGTTCTCCTGGAAGTCACGTGCCAGCGGGTCCAGTTCTTCTTCTTTAATCATCTCATACTTGCCTTCCTTAGCCATTTCGAAGGGAGCATTCTTATAATCCGATAGATTTGAATAAATGGTATGGACTTTCACACCTTCACGCTCGTAATACTTGGCGTAATCCGGAAAGCTCATCATCACACCGATTGATCCGAACTCGGAAGATATCTGATTCGACGCTATGATTTCATTGCTGTATGATGCAATGTAGTAAGCCGCAGAAGCGCAGAGGTCACAATGCGCTACTACGGACTTACCCTTTGATTGCGCATACCGGATGGCATCAACCAGCGGAGCGATGGCATCGACACTACCACCGCCTGAGTCTATATCAAGCAAAACAGAAGAAATATTCGGGGATTCCGCAGCCTGACGGACAATATCCGCCAATTCGGTAGCACCATAGCTGCAATAGGTACCGTACTTCAGTAGGGTACCATGAATAGGAATAATGGCCGTGCTGTCTTTCGGAGCGTCAGAGAAACCGTTCCCGGATTTCGCTTCTTTCGCACCGGTGGAGAGCAGAACCGGTATAGGTTCTACATCGGAGCGCTTTGTTGCATCTTCTTTCGTGATGCCGCGCTCCAGTAATTTATCAACCAGTATAAGGTTGGCTTCCACATCGCGGAAAGAGATGAACCACTTCCCACGGCAGACCGCACTATATAATGAAGAAAATGCCATTGTTTTGTACCTTTTAAATCCGGTACAAAATTACAATGGCAGAAACCGCTTAAAAGGACTCTAAAACTTTTGCCGGTTCCGGACTGGAGCGCTTAAAAGAGAGTGTCAGCTTCGCCGGATCACCACTGCGCTCCATTGACACATGTACGGGAAACTCATCCGTACCGATCACTTTCTTTTCTCCATTCGTTAAGCCGATCAACAGCAATCCATCAACGGAGAATAAAGTACGAAGTTGACTCTCCATAGATGAAGACGTATCCGTCACCGTTGCTTTCAACTCCTGCTCGACGGGTTTTCCAACCTCTTCCCGGCTTTCTTTCCATTCTCCGGATGAGACGTTAATGGATACCCATGTGCCATGCACCTGTAATTTGTCACTTCCCGGTACATTTCTAACCTCTGCATCAGGCAGTGGTAGAAAAGACATTGCACAAAACTGCGATCTTTTGTTCTCAACGCTCATTTTTACTTAAAGTTTAAGTGATATTTAATTGAAAATCTGATTTTTAATTAGAATTTAATTGGTTAAATAGTGTTATTCAAATAAGGATAATTGAATCTCTCTATTCACCTCCCTTGTCATCCGCTGCCGGTTACGATAATCGTACTTCTTCACCGCGTCGTAATTCAGCGCATTATTCTTGATGTTGTATGCCATGAGAAAGGCCCGGAGAATCTTATCCTGCTTAAAGCCTTTCTCGTATCCGGTCACAAAGTATTCCCTGACCCGGATGCGGAAAGAGGCTTCAATATAGTCCTGGAGCATTCTCTGTTTCCATTCGGGAATATAGATGAAATTCTCTTGCAGGATATAGTGATTCCACTCCTTAACCGGAAGGAACAGCGTTATCGGATTATCTTTTATCGGCAACTTCGGCGGACGGTCCGCAACTGTTACCATTGCCTGGATGAACTTGCCGATATCATTAGCGGATGTCACAGTCACACCTTCGTCTGTGCGGGAACACCCGAACTCATGATAAAGATAATCATGGAGATAAGGCTGAAGTTCAATTATTACATTAGGTTTCATGCGGTAATGGATTGATTGTTATGCAAATATAGCAATTATAATTGTTTATATTCTCAATTTTCATTGAATTAGGCCACTACAAGTAACCGATTTAAACAAACAAACCAAAAAATAACATTTTCCGATACTCTTCCGCTTTCTCTGTAACTGCTGAATACCTTTTTGCCCAGAAATTTCTGCAACTTTGTAACCTGTTACAAAATGAGCATAAACAACTGATTATCAAAACTAATACAAGGTTACAAGAAAACGGTTACAGTTTTTTGTTACCAATACACTTTGTAACTTTCAGCCAAAGTCAGGGTATTTAAAGGGAAAGTTACAAACCCTATTTTTTTGTAACCTAATTTTGTAACCAAGTTTGTAACTTTGTATCTTCTTATTATTTAAGTTTTTAAACCTCTTTTCAAACATCGGTTACAGAGTTACAAAAATTTAGTAGAAAAATGGAGAAAGGTACGGAAACCGAGAAACCGGTGCCGGGATACCTGCCCTTTATTAAAAGTAAAAGCCACGGACAAAATGTGCCCGTGGCTTTTCAAATACCAGCTTGTAACCGTGTTACGCCTTGGCCATAGCCTTCCGAAAGTTCTCCGGAAGCGGTTTCCTACGTAGTTTGGCATAATCATCACTTGTCTCATAGTCCATCCAGTGTTGGCCAGCAGCCAGGAAAGCTCCAACTGTCACCAGCAGCCACGGAAGTTTGTCTTCCGCCTCCTGCATCTTCATAATAGTACCAGGCTTCATTATCTCCAGATAATCATATACCTGCCGAGCGTAGGCATAGAAGCCGGATATGCCCATCAAACCGGGTAGCCATTTATCATATCTGCGTATCATGTCAGAATGGGAGATTTCCATCTTTATCTATCTTAGGTGAAAAAGCACCTGGCTTCTCCAACGTGCGCAGGTAAATCATCTCTTTTGTCTGGCCATCGACCTTCTTCAGAAGGCGACCAGTGGAGTTCAGCATCTCTTCCGGATTAAGTGCATCAATATACGGACATAGTTCTGTAAAGCCCTTCAAAGCCTTTGTGAAACGCTGCATAGTCCAATATGATTTAGGAACCTTGGAGAAAGCAATGAAGTCATCATAAGCGATATCACGCTGAATGTATTGATTCACATGCTCACCTTCTTCAGCAAAATAGCTGTATGCCCAATCCTCAAAGTTGGTGCCCATATCAGCCTTATATTTACGCTTAATAATATTATCCATTGGCGGCTGTACTTTGATACCTTGCTCCGCCATGGAGAGATAGAACTGCAAACATTGGGCGAAGAAATTAAGGTCCCAGTTCCAATTTTCTTCACTATAATCATTCGTCATCAGGTTATGACCGAAGTCATCACGGATGCCACGTGTCTCCAAATAATCGTTATCGGCTGTTTTTTCGTGATAATAGTCGGAGAACACCATATACAAGAGACGTGCATTCGTCGATGGGTCAAAATCACGAGGAACAAAATTCGTAGTAAAACCAAATTTGGGAGAGATATCGAACTCGATAAAGAACGATTTATTGTTCTTCGGGTTCACTGTCATTCCGGAAGTGATATTATCATAGAACTGAGACACCGGAAGATATTTGTCGCAGTCATCAACCAGGACAAAATCCGTATGCTGATCCACTTGGTCATACACATGCGGGTTATCCAGCAGCTTCGGGTTTCGTCCGGAGAGATTAACGGTTCGCATAAAGAACCGGAAAGACTTAAAGAGGAAAGATTTACCACTGCGGCCATTACACTCGCCATCCTCACCAATCTTGTTGTCCATGGCGTAAATCGCCCAAGCGCGTGATGGCGATTTATAGCGATGCAGGTTGTAGCCTATTGCATACATCTTATTTAGGAGGTTCAGTTTTTGCTCATGAATTTCTTCCGGAGAAAGCAGAGGCCCGGCAATATCAAACTTATGGGCGGCACGGTATTGATCAGCTTCAGTAACTCCCTTGTTTTCCCATGCAGTCTCTAATTCTTTCCGCCAATGTACGCGGCTTGTATTAATGAGATAATTCAGAAAACAGCTCTTGTGTTCTTTGACAGTGAGGTCAAAGACATCAAGCCCTTCAGCATCGAGTGTATGCTTGTACTCAAACATAGGCGGCAGCACATTCACTTTATGAGGGATAACCTTGTTATCCCAGACGCTACGCCCGTCCATCAACTGGCCCTTATGCTCTGTTATGCCATTTTTGGTCACTTCCCACGTCGATTGGGAAAAGAACAAAAATTGACAGTCTGGCGTGTAACTGGTAAAGTCCAGGTTGATTTCATCCAACTGCGACAAAGAGGATTCTCCGGTGCGAGGAGAATTTAAAATAAGATTGCGTATATCCACCGGAAGGAAGCGTTCCACCGCAAACCTCTTCAGGAAAGCGTTTATATCTTTCGCCTTTATCTGACGTACTATGCAACCGTCCATCCGGATATACTTAGTATCATCGGTATTCTCATCTTTCAGGGTATTGAAGCCATTCAAAGTAAGAAAATAGTGCAGATAGGCAGTGTTGATATCGTAAGTTTCTTTTTTACTTCGCTCACTCCAAGCCTTTGTCCAGAAACGTGCAGGCATGGCCAGTGTCAATAAGTTCCGGAAGTCTTCATTTTTAGGGCGCAAACCCACAAAGTCACGAAAATCTTTGCGGGGTTTGCCCCTGTTGTCCCGATAACCGGATAACCAGGAAGGTAGCCATACCGTATGGATATCCAGAAATCGGAGTGCAAGTTCCCGACCTTTACGGATGCCGGTGGAATCAATATCCGGAATATTATAAAGTATCTCCACATATTTGTATATCTCCCTGATTTCTTCTTCCGTCACTTTATAAGTCTCGGAATTAAACCATAGCGGATGATAACCAAGAGCACGAACACAAAGCGCATCACGTTCTCCGGAACAGATGAATGCCTCCGGAAGTTTCTTTTCCTTGTATTGGGCATCCTTATCCTTTGCTTCATTCTGAAATTTCTTTTCTTCCTGAGCATTATAGTCTCTATAAGCCTTTTGCAGTTCACGAAACCCATTGATATACAGCTTAGGCTTCACGCCATCAGGCGTGTAGCTGAATCGCCATTGCTTGTCAGGGTTCAGAGGCTCGTATATCTTATAGAATCTCACCGTCTTCTCCGGGTCAGAACTTTCCGTAACGACACATTCACGCATCAATATCGGATAAGTAGGCGTAGTGTATTTAGTAGTAACTTCCCGGTTCCGAACATAAGATATGGATTTGGCCACATACCAGTGCAACGCATCGACGTGCTCTTGTTTAACACGGGGACCAAGAACCTGTAATTGCTCATCGGTGAACTTCTCTTCAAGCTCGAAGAATTTGCTACCTTCAGCTTCATCAGCTGTGGCTGGGCGCTTCCGGATATCCGGCTTATTAACGGATCGCTTCAATTCATCCGTCACATTGAACCGTGAAGCAAGCAAGGCAATAGCCTCCGGAAAGCGTAGGTTCTCTTCATACATACAAATATCCACCGGACTCATGGCGGTACCTGAATCACCGAAGTCAGTGACCTTGTAACATTCCTGGTACTTCTTGATGCAGGCGGATGCATCATCTTCATCCGGCCTACGCTTGAATTTTTTCTTATTGTCTACGCAATCCTCAGCTTGAGGATAATAATACAGGATGATGTCTAATCCGTCGCGAGAGGCTGCGTAGATATCGGTAGCTTTAATCATAATGGAGTGAATTTGTGGCAAAGGAAAACATTTGGTTGAGGATATGACAGGACATTATTCTGTCTCAAGTGCAGTATCTATCACTGTTGCATTCATTCCATTCAACATATATAGCAATGTATTCAAGTGATATCCATGATGCCCTTTTAGATTTGTGGGATTATCACCGGTTATGTTGATGGTTGCCTCTCCCTTGTCGTGATTGTAACCTATATTGGCAAACAATACCTGGTTATTCTCTCCCTCTACTGTAATCTTACAATGCTCTACCACCGGGCCCAGTTCTTCCTCCGGATGCCAGCATTTTTCCTTTACTCCTTTTTTCTTCACTTCATAGCGAAGATGTTTCTTGCCATTCAATTTAAAGAATGCGCTATCTGTGATGACGCCTATCGAGTTGTCTTTAAGAAGACGTACTTTTGTTCCTTTTCTCATGAGTTATTCGTCTGATTCATTATTCTGTTCTTCGATCTCAAATTCGGCTTCTCCCTCTGCAAACTCACACATTGCGAGCACATCAGTTGCTGTTACACCATCACCCCAATCGGTGAACATAGAACCCGTATCGGTATTCCATGTGATAGTTAATACTTTCTTCATTTTTGTAGGGATTTGAATGATTCCTTTACTCGTTTCAATGCTTCTATCAAATTATCGACCTGCTCTTCTGTAAAGAAGTCCACATACGCTTCTGAGCAATCCTCAAATGGTTCATCTTCGGTATCGTATATTTGCATTTGAGCACTGGATGGGAACATTTTGCTTTCAGATTTCGTATAGCCCAATAATGCTATATGTTTGGCATAGCCAACACGTACTATTTCATTTTCCATACTATTCATTTTTTTATTGTTATTCGTTAAACACTTTTTCTACTATTGGTCTTAGAATATCATTATTGAATTTACACTCTTCCATTAAACCAAGGCATTCCTCGTAGGTATATCCCATTGCCTTTATAACTTCCGGAAGAAGTTGTTTTGCCTCTCGTATGCCGGCAAATTCTGAGATAGCAAGCCAAGAACCACTATTAATGGATTTTTTTTCAATGTTACTTACCTCTTCGTTAATTTGCTTTTCTACTTCAAATGGAACTCCCCAATTTTTATTCAAATTGTATTTATCTGATATGTTTTGCTTCATTTTTTATCTTGTTTAGAGGGAAACCGAAGCTTCCCTCGATTAATGTTAAGTACTAAGTAATTCAAGACGTTTGCCAAGAATAACTGAATACCGTTTCATCACGTCGTACTGCTCAACCATCAAACTCTGCATTTCAGAATCTAATGAATGAAACTTCTCTGACTTTACGAAGTCACCTAACTTCCCTGCACGTTCGTCCAGTTCGGCCTTTTCGTCTACAATTCTTTGAATGAATGGTTCCATATATTTAGAGGGTTTTATAAAGCCGCCCAAGGCTCATATCTATCTTGTTTAGAATTACTTCTTTAAAATCTTTTTAGCAGCAGTTTCAATGACTTTTATGAGTTCATTCACCTTGCTGTAATCACTATTCTTATTACTCAACCTTAGTTGAATTACAGTACAAAAGGCAGTTTCAAATTCTTCTGCTTCCCAGTCTCCGAAGTCATAATGAAAGAACCAATTATTAAAATTAGATATGCTTTCGTCAGATGGTACATGAAGTGAATAACCTGCCTGTGAGTCCGTATTTATCTCTATGGTAATGTGCGCAGCACTAACGCCGAGTTTCTTCATATCAGATAAAAATCAAATGACCGCAACGCTTGTTAGGGCAAATTGCAAACTTATCTTCCTCTGTAATAGTGATAGTGTGCCACTTGTGGCACTTCTCGCAAAAAATCTTCTTATTCATATTTATCTAGTTATTAGTTATTTATCAAAGACTGCACAAATATTGTTGTATGATTCACAATCAACATAATCCTCATTTTCATTACAATCACCTCGACAGGGGCAATCTTTACATAGTGCTTCAAGTACAAGTTTTTTCATATCTATCGCACCTTTCTGATAAGCTATCATTAAATGACACGTATCGCTTGAAAGATTTGTTTTTTTCGCAAATAGTTTACTCATATATTGAATACGTGTATCGCTTTCCCGAATCGCAGTAGCTGTATTATCCTGCATTTCTTCTAAATTGAAAAGAGTATTATTGCTCATATTTATTTAGTTATGAATTAAATTTTTCTTCTATATTTTGATAATCTATACAGCTTATAGGAATACATAAATCAGGTTCTTCTAATTTGATGTCAGGTCCATAACATTCTATCTTTTTAGCACAATTAATACAGAGACATTCTTCATTTTCCATAATATTCCTTTTTATCTTGATTTACGTTAATCATCGAAAGATAAATCCATATATGCAACCTGTGCAAGTTCTTCCATCGCATTGCAAAAATCTTCGTTATAGCAAGTTTCAAGTTTCTGTCTTACAATATTGCAAGCAGCCTGAAAGCCAGCCATATAATCTACTTGAGAAATAGTCCTACCTGAATATTTCTCCGCCATTTTAATTACTTCTTTCTTATTCATATCTTTATTGATTAAAGCATTTTACTCACATCAATTCGTATGCGGTCAATCGGTTTGTCATATACCATATTTCTACTTATCTGTACGAGGTTATTATCCCTTTCAAATTTAGCACATACTGTATTTCTTCCCGGTTCAGATAATTGCTGATATAAATCATAATCATCCCTAAGCATTTCAGCGAAAACTAAGTCTATTTCATCTTTGTTGTTATCAATAGCTTCACCTATTTCTCTCACCTTCCGAGAATAACTACTCTGTTCTTCAATCAATTTTTCTCGCTCACTTAACAAGGCGATAAAACGTTTTTTATAATTATTCATTCCTTTCTTATTATACATTAATCACCTATCAATTGACGAATTGCATAATTCTGTTTCCCTTTGAACTTAGAAAAATTCACTAAAGCCTGTTTATGGTAAAGGCTGAGTGCCACTTTCCGGAACCTTTCATAATTCCTGTTGTTAATAGGAAGTAATGAATCTTTCTTCATTGCTTCAGCTAATTCTTTACGAGTATGAGCATAGTGTCCATAATAACTTTGTTCTCCAAAATCATGTTCTATGGTATGACAATGGAAGTTATTACCCTTCGACAGAAAGATTCTTAATCTTTCCAACCGTGTGAAACTCAATCTTTCATAACCTTGCCTTGACACTTCTTTTTCTTCCAACCAAGCTACAAGTTCAAGATTATAGAAACCTTTATCATCTTCTCTTCTGTAATAATAATGTATTCTCATATTATTCGCGGTTTTTATTCTGTTCTTTCCAGATCATTCAAATACTTTCTATACTCCAGCTCCGTCTTCGACAAATTAATTAACGTATTCACACCTTGGAATATCTGTTTCGCTTGACCAACGGCAGCCGGATTCTTTTTGACCTCCTCAATCTGCTGGAGTATGGTATCGCGCATCTGTTGGATAATGGATGGATTAACCGTGGATACAGAGTCAAGCCGTTTATTAGTCAACACAATAACTTGGGCTGATACAGGTTTGAACTGCTCCAGTTTAGCAGGAAGATTGATATAATTATAAACTAAGGTCTTGCCATTATTCAAATAGATTTCGACCTCATCGCCATCATCACCAGTACCGGCACAATGTCCCAGTACGACCACCTCTTCATTTTTGTAGAGGAATGGCTTGTTTCTCATAGCCTCAAGTTTCTCCAGTGCATTCATTGATATTTTGTTTTAATTGGTTAGACATTCTCTTTAATTCGATCAGTTCCGGATGGTCGTTCAAGATGAGTTGTTTTATTTCTCTGTCACGTCCTGCTATCTGCATGGCCAGCGTTTCATCACTTTGCCGACAACGTGCCATGCTCTCGGCTCTGGTTACCGGTTCCCAGTTATCCGGGTCACAGTTCAAAGTATTTCCGTCTTTACAATACAATATCTTCCCTGTCGGTATTTTACCATATTTCCGTTCCCAAAGCTGAATGTGCTTATATGCCCATTTACCAATAGATAACCGAATAAAGGTAAACGGTTTACCACGCTTATCAGTACGAACTGTTTCCGCACCATCATAGAGTGTATTGGCAGGAAGATGACCTTTATTAAACATTGTTTTGGCAGCACGTTGATATTGCTCCTTAGTCATCTTCTTGCCCTTATTAGCAGGAGTGTGTCCCTTGGGGTACCGATGTCGAGTGCCCGAAACGGCCAATTGCTCACTTAACTCTTTAGTCATTCGTTCAAGGTACTCCGGTGTTTTCTTCAACCCAAGTGCATACGCCCGGTTGTAAACAGTATAGACTGAACATCCAATAACTTCAGCGATCTCCTTGGCTGAATGTTCCGGATAAAGTTCTTTAATACGGTTCACATCTTTCGGCGCAAGTGTTATCCTCTTCATACCTTGTATTCTGATTTATTGAGCTTCTCCATTTTCAATGCACAGAGTTAGTACTCCTACTAAATCCTCCAGATGAGTCTCTTCAAAAAAGAAACAGCCCATATTCACTTCCGGATAATTGGAAACTTGAACCAATTTCTTTCCGAAAGCCATCTCAAGACGACCGATAAATAACTTCTCAGAAGTTGGCAGGAAATTAACCAAAAGTTTAAAGTCCGTATGATTAAGGGTACCATACACATAGGCTTTCTTACCACCACCCAATTCTATTTCTTTCCGTATCGTTGTAATGTCCGGAAACAACCTTTTAGCCGCTCCCTCACTATAAATCACATTAGCATAATTTTTGCTAAGTTTACACGATAACAACACAACGCTGCTCGGCAAGAGTCGGCGTACTTGGTCAACTGTCATATTCCCGTTAATCCTCAGCTGTAATTTTACTGCATCCGGAAACAATTTCTGCGCTTGTTCAATGTTCTTTAATTCCATAATTAGTTTCTATTAAAAATTTGTAATCCAATAACTTCCTCTATTTTATCTTTTGCCAGCTCCGGAATTCTCACCAATCCACTTCGCCAGTTATTAAAAGTATAAATGGGAACTTTACATTCATCAGCTAACTTCTTAGCCATTTCAGGGGATTCACACACAGGCAAACTACGCAGATATGTACGTAATGCCATACCATCATTCTCTCTTTTCACTTTTTTTTCTGCCATATTTATATAAATATTAAATTATTATCATTAGATTTATGAAGCAAATATAGAATTAGTTTTATTTATATGCAAGTAGTTTAATATTAAAATTTAGCATTGGTTTAATTTTTAACATTTATATTCATGAAACACATTGGTAGTGAAGCTGATAGTATTATCAGAAAAAAAAGGCTCAAGAAGAAGGATATTGCAGAAGAGATGGGAATCACCACAGTATATCTTTCTCAAATATTCAAAAAAGAATCTATTGAGGCTTATCTATTAGAAAAACTATCCAAAGCTATTAGAGTACCTGTTAGTTATTGGTTTGATGAAACAAACATAACTAATCAATCAATAGCCAACGGAGAAGGTAGTGCGGCTTCCATATATGGAAATGCCAATGCTGGAGCACTTGCAGATAAAGATAAAGAAATAGAGCATCTAAAAGAGTTGCTCAAAGAAAAAGAAAGAACTATTCAGATATTAATTAAAAAATAA